CCTGCCCTCGGCTCCATGCCCCTCTTCAACGTGGTCTAGGAGATCGTACCGTTTGACTGTGACAGCGAGTTCGTTGGCTAGCACCTGTTCGGTGTAGACCGGGTACTCCATGCTCTTGGGCCGGGTGATGGCAACGACCGCTTCGACCACCCGTTCGGAGAAGCCCAGATCCCGTAGGTCTGTGGCAGTCACCGGGGTGTCTTCGATGATGTCGTGGAGCCAAGCGACCGCCGATTCCTCAACGGTTGCTGTCTGGCGGGAGACCCTGCGAAGGTGGTTGATGTAGGGCCGACCAGCGAGGTCTGTCTGGTTGGCGTGATGCTTGGCTGCTAGTGCAGCGGCTCGCACGCTTTGTGGCACCAGTTTCAGTACCTTCATCTGGTTCTCCTTTCCACCCTCAGTCTAGCGTGTTCTAACCCGATTCTCCAACCCTTCTCCAGTTGGGGTCTGGTTCATCAGCAGCCACTTCGGCATCCGTCCACCGCCGCTGGATCGACAACACGCCGCCTTCGACCATCGTGCGAACCCGAATCCCTCGGCGCTTCGCAGCCCGATACACCGTCACCCGCATCGACGCGACATCAGTATCGAAATCGACACCACGTTTCAGGCCATACGGATGCCCGTCTAGCCACTCTTCCCACGGGTAGTCCCGTGCAGGGAACCTATCTAACAGTTGCGCCATAGTCTTCCTCCGTACTTGGCCTAGCGATCGTTGGGTCCAGTGTAGCGGATTCCAGCGCGCTAGCCATTCCACCTTTCGACAGTCACCTTGTAGGTGTGATGCTCGCCTTCGATGGTGAACGAAGCGGTCTGGTCGCCGGGGCCACTCATCACAACCTCGCTTTTCTGGCCGCGGACGGTGAGAGAGCCAACACGCCGCATCGGGCGTAACGCTCTGGCGAGCAGTTCGGTTTCGTCCTGCTGGACGAGAACGTCGATCTGACCGAGCACCCAGCGTTTAGCGTCGGCCATAGTCTTATGGTTGCTCCACGCTCCACAGACCTCTTCTCCCCGGACCCTGCCGGACGGCGAAGCAGCCTCAGCGGTCCACGCCCCTACTAAGGACCGTCGTTTGCGGACGGTCGCCGTGTAGCGGTCGTCGGTGGTCAGGACGTAACGCCCGGCCTCAACCTTCTTCCACTCAGCCTTGTTCGTCACTTGCTTTCCTCCCCACCGAAACCAGCCTCAACAGCCATCTCGTGTAGTTGTACGAAGGCGACCATCTTCTTGAAGGCCATCTCCGGCGAGGTGAGAGGCGTATCCGATTCGTTGATCGCCGCCTGAATCCGAATGATCCGCTTGGCAATCTGGATGGCCTGTTCAGCCTTGACTGTGTAGGCCGCGAAAGCCGCCTCCCAGTCCGAGTCGTTGATCTTCGTCACTTGCTCTCTCCTTTGGTTGTTGCGATTCGTTCGTTCGCGTCCAGAAGCATGTAGTTGATGTCTTGTTGCCTCTGGCCCAAGACGCCTATGGCCGTCGCCCGGCTGATGGGCGAATCATTCACGACCAGACGACCGGCAACATTCCTCGCGCTGTACCCGTCGGGGTACGTCTTCCAGACCAGCCCCATGTAGGCGTCATCCGACAGTCGGTAGACCCTCACGGTCATCGTCCCCGCCCGCTCCGTCCGGTACCGGCGGGTGGCGAAGTTGGTCATCACGCCACCTCGCAGTCGTGCCCGTAGAACCACTCCTGAGCATCGACCTCATCGAACAGGTCGAACTCCCGTTCGCACTCCACACACTTGGTCTTCGTCACTTGCTCTCCCCTTCTTTGTCATCGCACCCGACACAGATCGTGCCGAACGTCTCGCCTTCCGTCTTGGGGAACAGCGGGAACTGGATGCCGTGGCCTCCATCTCCGCAGACCCCGCATATCGGAACTGGGCTACTCATCAGTCCAACCTTTCTGAGACCCAGACGTAGGTCTCTTCACCGGCCTCGGCGAGTGCCGCTGCCGCGCTCTCCGCGTAGGCGCTCGCGTAAGCGACCTTCCTCCCGTGGCTCTGGCCGAACTTCTTCACCCAGATGTAGGCACCGCCGTTGTACGAATCGGTACCGCCGGTTCCAGAGGCGACGACCCATTTGCCGTAGCCCTTGTTTGCGCCCTTGATCTGGACGCTCGCGAAACCGCACAACTCAAACGGCTGCTCCCAAACCTTGACGATCTCAGACGAGTCGTCCAGTGGGTTCGCGTGCTGGACCGCAACGAACTGGGGAAGGACCGCCGCTTCGGCAGCCTCCCAACCAGCAGCGTGGGCCGCAGCATGGACGCTCTCGTAGAACGCCTTTTTCTCCGCAGGCTTCAATGCTGAAACCGGCTTGGACGTAACAACCATGGTCTCTCCTTGGTCGGTGGTTGGGGACTCACTCACGAACCCCAGCATAGCCTCCCTAGAGCATGGATGCAACTCTATCTAGCACAGTGTTACGTCTGTGCTCTCACGTTCGCCGACAAAGTACGCAACGCATCCAACCGAGCACGCAGGCTCGTCAACTTCTCCCGAATCGCCCGCTCCTTCGCAGCCATGATCCGAGCCACCGCCATCTCGTCAATCGCCTTCTGCGTCGCCTTCGCCTCCCGTAACGCAACCGTCATCTTCGGATCGTCCGCAGCCAACGTCACCAGATGCCGAGTGAACGCACGCTTGTGAGCAACATCGGCACGCGCCGCCTCTTCACAAACCGTCGCATACGCATCCGTGTATTCCTCCAACTCATCGACCAGAGAAAGGATCTGAGATTCGATCCCACCCTGAGTCACCATGTCACGCACGCCCAATCACCTCCATAGGAACCAACACTTCCTTCGCCGCGCACCCACTCGCACACTGAGCACACAACCTCAACCAGCCACCAACCCGACGCCTAATCCCATAGTCGGCCCGCTCACCACAAGAGCACCAACTCACGACGACACCAACAACCCGAGACCAGTAGCAGCAGCCGGGTTGACATGAATCCAATCGTGGCAAGATCGGCAGATCGCCACAGTGTTCGCTGGGTCAAGTATCGACCCGCCTCGCGCACGGGTCAACGGTTCATGGAGTTCGACCGCTAAACCGTGACACCGGGCGTCATGCCCGGCTTGCGTAATGCGTGCCCCGGCCTCGCACAGTTCCCGCTTCGCGAGTTCCTCAGCAACCATCGTGCGCCGGAGACGCTGGACCTTGGCCCGCTTCGGACTCACCGACCGAAGCCGGGTCTTGCGCGTCAACGGGGTGCGCTTCACTCCGATTCCTCCACCATGCACACCCTCACCGCAGCCACATCACTGTCAGGAGCATGGTCCACATGGGACACCGACAGGTTCACCCCACCATCCACGCCGCTCAAAGAGATCAGGTCTTCGATCGTCAGATACAACCGAACCTGACGGCGTGCTGGCCCTCGCACCGTGCTGCTCACGCCGCCTCCTGTTCCACCCGGCACCGTCGAAGTTCCCTCGGGGTGTGATCCGTTGTCACCCGGCCACACCCACAGACTATGGCGGGCAGGCCATCCTTGCCGTACTTCTTGTCCACAAGGTGATTGGTGGAAAAGTTGAAGCCGTCGAACCCCATCAGCCGTTCTCCCACAGGTTGTCCAGACCTTTTACCATGCCTCCACCCCGTAAGAACTCAACAGCGATAGACAGCCGGAAATGGAACCGGTCAGGCGTACCCGGCGGGTACCGCTCTTCCAGCAACAGGATTGTCTGCTCAAACGGGTAGCCGTCCCACTCGGCGTCGAACAGGTCGTAGTCGTCGGGGGTGTCTGCTGCCGAGAGCAGGTCGGGCGCTGGCATGGCCTCTGGTTCGTTTGCGGGAGGCTCCGGTTCTGGAGGCGTCGTGGTCGTCGTAGTCGTCGTGGTGGTCGGAGCCAGAGTTGTAGTAGTCGTCGGGACAACCGTGGTCGTGGTTGTTGTCGCCCTGATCGCGTCCCGGCTCTCGATTGTGTGGGTCGGCGGGTGGGGCAAGGGGAGGATGGGCGCGGCCTGCCAGACGCCGGTCATCCCCAACCGACACTGGTGACGCCAGTTCGTGTACCTCCCGAAACCCGGACGTTCACCCCACCACGGGTCATCGAAGCGGAGCATGTCGCCGCTCTGGTAGTCGATGTACCAGACACGCTCGTCGTATGAGCGGGTGTCCTCCGGATCGCAAGGTGCGTAAACCATGTCGTGATCGGCTCCTGCTGGGGTCACCGACAGCCCGGCGAAGATCATCGCGGCGACGAGGATGACCCTCAGCATCGGCACCCACCGAGCGTGCCGCCGCAATGCCCACATGTCCCCGTGCGAGGATGCAGGTTGTGGTCGCCGTAGTCGGTGAAGTCCAGATCGGGTTCTTGCTTGGCCCGCCACCGCCTCATGGCTTCCTCGGTCATCGCCAATATCTGGTCCACAGTCATGTCCGTCATTCTGTCTCCCAACAGGTTCGTGATGGATTCCAATGCCGGGCACCGCCGCCCTCATAGAGCAACCATGCAGCGACAGCGACGTTCGCTTCGGTATCGAACGGGCTGGCACCCGGCACCCCGGCCTTCTCGGAGCGTTCGTCCCAGAACTTGGCGAGGTGCTGGAACCAGCCGATCGCGAACGCTGACGACACCACCTCCGATCCGGTGTGATGCGTTTGTGCGCTTGATTCGCAGAACGCGACCTGACGTGCCCACGCCCGGTCAGCGGATTGGAAGTACCGGTCGATCAGTTCACCGAGGGTCGTGTCACCAGACGCAACCGGGTAGACGACCTGTGGGTGGAACACAGCGAGCGCCGCTAGTGGTCCTCCGAAGTAGTCAACGTGCGCCCGCCTCGTCACAGGACCGTAGATACCGTCCACACTTTTCAACCCAAGGTGCATTTGGAGGGCTATAACATCGCCACCCCGCTCATACATTGCAAACTCGTGATACAACAAGTCGTTGTAAGTAAGCGGTATTGTAGTGGTTGATGCCATCATGGACTGAATGGAGTTCACGCTCCCACTGGTCGTACCCATCAGAGGATCACTTGACGTGCTCGTGTCGGGAGCCACGGTGTGCGTGCTCACAATGCTCTGAGCACGACGCACAGGCTCAGAGACGGCTTGCCGCACAGCCGCGGTGGTCACGGGGCCAGCAGAGAGATTACCGGCCCCCGTGTCGGTGCCCGCAGCCGAACAGGTAATCATCGCCACCGATGCGACGAACGCAGCACCAACCCGGTAGATCATGTCTTCGACTTGTGTAGGGAACCGTCTTTCCACCGGGCGAACAGGTCGGGTCGGCACTCGGAGCACGGAGTTGCTTTCTCCACAGTTCTGACCTCCACAACCTCACCGTCACCGTTCACAACTGCGCTTTCACTCTGTTTCAGCCACCACCCCTGACAACCGTCGGGATTCGTGCAGTCGTCGCTGCTAGGACGCCGCTTGCTGAGGTTCACCGCGTGCCTGATCTCGCCAGAGAACTTCGCGATGGATGGCATGAACTCGTCTCGTTGAATCACTTGGCGAGCCGCTGCCACGGCAACATCAAAATCGGAGCGGCTGAGGGACTCCCCCCACATCCTCACCCCGTTGTCATCCAGCCCATGCCGAGGGAACGCCCCGAGCAGCATTTGGAGAACCTGCTTGGCTTCGTCCTTAGTCATCAAGCACCGCCAGCAACCGGTCGGTGCGCCCGGTGGCAACTGAGCCGTTCAAGCGCCTTCGCTGCTTCATCAACCGGGGGTAATGCTTTCGTAACTTCTGCGGGGAGAGGATGTTGGATGACCAGAAGTCCTCGGTTGTCACCCAGTCGATCATCTCCGATACCGCTGCCATGTCGTAGCCGTCGATCCTGACGAGGCGATCCATCTCTTCGATCCACCGTTTCGTCACGGTCGGCCTGTTGGAACCGTCCGCTGCGATCAGGTCAGCGAGTCGATCACAGAGAACAGATGCCTCTGGCTTTTCGACGCGCACGTCTCGTTCTATTGGCTCTAGTTCATGGCTCTCGTTCAGGGCGACAACAGTGTCCCCACCCAGAGACACCACTGTCGCCACCGTGGGGACATCAGCGTCTCTAGGTAGGGACAACTGTGTCCCTACCCCCGAAGGGTCTACACGCTTGAGGTGATAGATGTTCGACCGGTGAAACCTGTTCCCGGTCGGACTCTCAGCGAGGCGATGCTCCACAGCAAGCGCCCCAGCCTTCACCAGTTCAGCGATCCGACGGTCCACCGACTTTGTGGTGGTACCCATCCTCTTTGCCAGCAGGCCACGCGACGGCCACGCTGCGTCCTCATCATTGGCGTACCGGCCAAGTATCCCGTACAACCGGACAGCACCGTCGCTGATGGGAGAATCCAGCAGCCATTCGGGGATGATTGTGAACGGGCCGGTGTCGCTCCAAAGGCGACTAGGCACTCTGCTTCTCCTTCGTCTCTTCCACGGCTAGCACCTGCCCCGCCCAATCGTAGAAGTCGTTCATCAAGCGGGAAGGCAACTCTACTGGAGGGCACCCGTACCTGTCCATGAAGTCCTTCTTGAGCACCTTGCGCCGCTCGTCGTCGGTGATACCGATGAACCAGTTTTGGATCTGGACGACCTCTTCTTCGCTGACCGTCGGTTCCGAAGCGATCTCGTAGGTCTGGGCGTCAGGGTCGGCTTCTTCGGTGGGGATCATCAACGTCTGAAAGAGCGCATACTTCAACGCCATCGACATGGCCTTCGATGTGGCCTTGTCCCCATAGTCGATGCCCTCCGACGCGACCGTTGCCAACACCTCGTCGCCCTTCGGGCCGATGAACCGGTACCGGACGGTCAACTCCACGCGCTGCGCTAGGTTGCCGTTCTTGGTGGCGATCCGTTCGCTGAACTTGTCCACGATCTCCGGGGCGACGATCACGCCGTGAATGGTGAGCGCCTTGTGCGCCGCATTCATCGTGTCGTCAATGGTTCGGAAGTTGAACTGTTGGGACTGGTTGCGTCCTGTCTTCTCCACCGCGCCGATGTCGGTCATCACGCGATGCAGAAGGATTTCGATTGGCTGGTGCTCATCCACGGCTTGCTCTCTTTCGCTACTTCGTGTCGTTTCTGTATCTTACCGCTAGAAAGGCTTCGATCCCACCTAGCGTGATCTCATGGACAATGCCACGGTTGCCCGGCGTTGTAGCCCGCTCCAGCGTGGGTCCGTCAGGGAACTGGCGTGATCGAACCACCAGACCAAGGTCGCGCAACTCACCCAACCGCGTCGCTATCTGATTCGCCGCGATCGCCCGACCATCGTCATGGGTCACCCTCTTCGACAACTCAAACGCCGTCTGGCCCCCCAAGTCGTACAAGAAGTGGAGCACCTTGTACCGCTGCGACCCGGACCGGACCTTCGCCGCAGCCCGCTTGGAAGTATCGGGATGGTCACGACCCACCGGGCCACCCGTCACGTCGTCGGTGATCTGGTCCTCGGTGTAGTCCGACCAGAACGACGATTGTCCCCCGGTCACGATGGGAAGAACTGGACCCGTGGCTTCGCTTCGCCACGAGCACAGTATTCGTCAGGGTCAATGTCCAACTCTTTGAGTGCCGTCAACCGGACGTTCGACCCGGCCAGCCGGTAGATGCGACCCAGTTGCGTGATCGTCGTATTCAAGATCCCGACAGCGCCCTCATCCAACCCGGCGTCCCGAGCCTCAGACACCAGCCCCTTACGGACCGCCCCCTCAAGGGCTTCGTTGTCCCACTGGCTGGACGACTTCGACCACTTCACAACCGGGGCAGACGGTACGTCCACCTGAGGCTCGTTCGACTTGACCTGCTTCGCTATCGCCGCCGCGATGTCAGGAGTATGAAAAGCCAACGAGCGACGGATCGCTTCGATCGTCTCCAACCATGTGAACAGGCACCGGGCACTCGGAGGGTCTTCCAACTCCACAGCGATCTGCTGATCCAACGTCTCCAACGCAGCCAGAATGTTCATCAACGCAAAGTCGATCTGCGACGAGACGCCCTTGCGGAGACCGTCGGAGCCGGTGTCGCCTTCGGTCAGGTGCTCACCGGTACGAAAGCGGTCGTGAAGATCCGCTGTTGTGATGCTCATGGTAGTTTCCTGCCACACTCGCCGCATGTGGGGCGAGTGTCGATCACCTTGATGCCCATTTTCTTCTCCCGCCACATCGGGTCAGCCTCGTCCAGACATCCCAGACACAGGTTGCGTGGATCTAGCGGGTAGTCACGCACACGCGGGGCACCACACTCGTCGCATGGTGGACCCGTCGGCAGGCATCCGGGGGATGTAGGTTTGGTATTTATGCTCATGGGGTTCCCTCCTTGGAACTCAGAGTAGCAAGCGCATGTGACAGCCACCCCCGAAACGAAGGCGGGTCAGGTAGGACACCGAGCAGCGCAGCCAACCGCTCCTTGTTTTCCGGCGTCAACGGTCGCCCCTCTTCGCCGCCCCTCAACAGGACAGCCAGATGAAGACGAAACGGCCCGCCGAGGCTGCTGCGTTCGTTCAGGACAAGGTGCGAGACGCCCTGCCAGAGATCCTTGTAGAGCGTCTCGTAGTCAGGGTCAGTCATCGGACACCACCAGCGGGGCATTACCCTCGCCGTAGATCAAGTCTGAGGCTCGGACGTAGTTCCGCTGACTCTGGTGGAACTTGGTTGGGGTCAGTGGCCCCAAGTTGTCCGTGCGGAAAGGAACCTCACCCTTAGGTCGTGAGATGCCTCCCGACCGCTCGTAGGTGTCCCAGTCCCTCAACAGCCAGAACATCTTGCAAGAAGGACAGTCGCTACCTTGGGGGTGGACGTTTCGCTGGTGGTCGTCGCTCTCTATTTCGTCCAACGCTCGGGTTTCAAGTTCTAGGTACGTCGGTTTCATCACTTAGCCCCAACCGGCGAAACGAAGTCAAGCATCGCTTTCGGATAGCGGGCAAGGTCGTCGGCGGTACAGGTACGGACCCTCGGTGTACCGTCGGACTGCGGGTAGGGAACCCCGCAATACTTGAACATTGGGTCGTGGTCAATGGCGCGCAGAGCGTTGTAGCGACAGGTTTTCATATCCCTGTAAACACTGTCCCACCACACTTCGCCCGCTGGTGTGGTCACCACAACGCACCACTTCCAATATTTGTAGTAGCCATCCCACCCGGCGTTGAACACGGTCGCTGTGTAGCCGTCGTCCGACTTGTGGACGTAATGCCCGGCTTCGATCCTCTCCCACTTGGCAGTCATCACACAGCCTCCAGACTGTTGACCAAGACCAGCCCATAGAACTCGTCGGTCTCAGCATCCTTGACGTAACAGTGACCCATCGTGCCGTTCCTCGGGCATCCGTGTGGCTGCGTCTTCACAACCACCGTCCCCGTCTCCGGCGCGTGCCCGGTCGGGCTGAACAGGTCGTAGCCGACCGGCTCGTAGGTGTACCGCTTGGCAGCCATCACGCACTCACCAACGCTTCGGCTAGCGCCTCTACCAGAGCGTGCAGCCGTCGGCGCTCTTCGTGTGTCGGGAACGTCGGTTCGTGACCAAGGTGATCGCCCAGCAGGCGGGCCTCATCCTCATCCAGCACGATGACGGTCAGGTTCTTACCGCTCGTTATCTCAGCCATTATCGACCGTACCCCCAGCCTGTGACAGTCCACTGACCGTCCCAGTCGCCCGAGTAGGCGCTGGAGTAACTGCTGACCCGGAAGGCGTACTTGACCTCGCTGCCCCAAGTCACATCCTTGATCCGGTAGGTCTTGGCCTCGCCCCATGCGCTGCCCTTGACAGGAGCCACGGTTTCAGACGGCCCCGGTGCGCTAGTCCGCACCTGTTCGACCGGCTTGACCTTGACGCTCTTGCCCGAAGGCGTCAAACCGACGACCTCGTAGAAATCGACCTGAGTCTGGTCGTAGCCCCACGAGCAGGCGAAGAGGTCTCCGACCTGAACGCCCTGATCCTGAACAACTGGTGTCTCCACTGTCTTCTCTCCTTGGTAGTCGGTCCCTGTCACGAACTCCAGCATAGCGCCTCGTGTAGCGTGATGCAACTCTATCGGGTGCCCTGTGGCTCGGTGCTCACAAGTTCCGCACCTGTCGGACGCTTACCGAAAGCAAACGTCGCATCGTCGTCGCTGTGCTCCAGCGTGGCGGTGAACCGAACCCGGTCACCCTTCACAACCCCGACAATCCAATCCCGTCCATCATCGCTGCTGCGACCATCAAGAGAAGCGGGAACGGTGACCCACACCCGGTAGCCGGTGTCGGCCTTGACCATCATCTTGTGCGCCGGGAACCGACCCTCGGTCCACTTCATCGAAACGACCTCACCTTCGACCTCAACCTTGCCGGTCGGGGCATCGGCGGCGGCTGCCTTCTCGGCGTCCCACACGGCCTGCTTGGCTACCCACTCAGCATCGTGTTCGACTGCCCGCTCGGCGGCGTCGATCTGCTTGTCGCTGAGAACCCCGTGGTAGGTGACCTGCATTGCGAGGCTGGACAGGAACCCGCCCTCGGCGGCTTCCATCGCCGCCCACAGTTCCGGGTGGACAGCGGCGAAGGCATCCTTATTGGCCTGCGCCTTAGCGACCTGATTTGCCTTCCGCTTCTCGGCTCGGGCTTCCCGCTGGGCTTCCTTCTTCGCGAGGAACTCTTCGACCTCAGCGTCAGTCCACCCGGTTGGGAACTTCCAGTCTTTGCCGTCCACCGGGTCGCTGCCGAAGCCGCTGCATCGGAAACAGGTGAAGCCGGGCCAGCCCTTCCAACCACCTGCGCCACCACAACGGGTGCAGTCCCGTCGGACGGGAACCTTGCGCGGCTTCGGGATGTCACCCCGGAGGATCGTCGTGGTCTCAGTCATCACTTGGCTTCCGTGGCAAATGCTGCGGCCACGGCTGCCCTGACCTCAGCGAGATAGGAGAAGTCGTTGTAGCCGTTGCCTATTTCCAGCACCGTGGCCTGCTTGTCGGAGTCCGTCAAAGTGAGCCGCCACGCACCCGCCCCCCACCGAGTGACCCGCTGGGTGACCTGCCCGACGATCTCGCCGCCGACCACGATCTCGCGCCTTGTGGCACCGCTGTGGTCTCCACAGTCCTGCTTGATCCTGACCTTGACGGCACGGCCACACACTTCTTGGAAGGTCTCGGTCCCGGTCACGAACTAATCATAGCCTGCGTGGAGCGTGGATGCAACTCTATCTAGCGTTAGGAGTAGTTGCCCTTCATCTGCCAAGGATTCGCCTGCTCAATCCCAGTCGGCCCCACCACCGGGACACGCCCCCTCGGCGTCTCATACAAAGCCAACAGGATCGCCTCAGCCCGGTCAGGCGACGGCACCCCCCGCTTTCGCATCGCGTCCTTCTTCTCTATCGCGATGCGCCCCGACGAATCCGACCCGTACCGCGGCACCGACAACTGGGCAGCAGTCTTCCGGTCGATGTCCAACCGGATCTCCTGACGACCCCCACTGTCCGGCTGGAGCAACGTGCGAGCGTTCCACCACATCTCAGCCCGCTGATTCGCGAACTGCTGAGGCGACCCCGACCGCTCACCAACATTGACCCGGACAATCTCAGCCGAATGGCGATGCTCCGACTTCCACGTTTCCAGAATCGAAGACACCCCCCAACCGACACCCACCGAGTCGATCTTCACCCTGACCGGTTTGCGCCACGGCCCCGTCGCCGCCAGCCGCTCGGCTTCTTCGATCTGGCGAAGCACCTGCCCGGCAACATCGACAGCGTTGAGGTTCGCCGCCCCACCTTGGCTGTAAACGATACGCACGGTGAACCCCTCAGCGCGAGCCACAGCCACCTCGTCACCACCGCCCGCTGCGACATCCACCCCGAGGCGAATCTGGTCGGACGCCGACGGGTCTTCGTTCTCCATCGACTGTTCGATCCAGTCGATCGGAATGACCCGGTTGCCGCTGTCCCTCGGGAAGCGGGCATGGACGCGGGCTTCGACGTAGGACGAATCCTCGCCGAACTCGCGAACCACATCGTCCACCCACTCAGGACCGATCAACTGGCGGGCGACTTCCGGCGGGCACTCTTCCCCGGTGAAGTTCGGAGTGTCGTGAGCGCCGATACGGATGATCTCGTAGTTGCCGGATTCGACAGCCCGCTCAAACCAAGTGTCCGAATCGTCCGACGGTGGGTTGCCGATCGCCAGCAGGCGGGTGTGGCCCCCGGTCATCAGCGACTCAAAACTGCGTCCCAGTGTCGGGCTGATACCTCCGGCTTCGTCCACGATGATGAGTAGGTGCGGAACGTGGATGCCCTGCACCGCGGACTCGTCGTGGTCTGACGGTGAAAACCCGAACGCCACAAGGTCGCGTCCGACCTTCCATTCGGTCGTGGTCATCTCTCCTAGCAGACCGTTCATGGCGTGGACCCGTCGGATGTGCGGCCACAGGATGGTTCGCACCTGACGGAACGTGGGAGCGGTCGTGATGACGAGCGCCGTGCCGGGAGGGTGGACTGCGCCCCACCATGCGACGGCCCGTGCTGCGATGTGGGACTTGCCGGGGGCGTGGCACGCCGGGACAACTGTCCTCTTGTTGTCCACCAGTGATCGGAGGATGTCGCGTTGCTTCGACCAGAGGAACTCGCCGAGGGCGATCTCTACGAACCCTTCGGGCCAGTCGGCGAACGCCGCCCACTTGGTTCCGCGTTCGGCTTCGATCGCTTCCCACGCGTGTGGGCCTTCGGCCATCAGGAGCCGGATGCGTTCCTCGGGTGGGAGGTCGAACAGGAGATCCAGTGTCACATCGGAAGACTAGACCGTACTCCGACAACAAGTTGCACCATGAGTGCTAGATCGTGCTACACTCAGTCCATGATCGCCACCCCGACCACCGCCACCTATTCGGTCCTCGTCGTTCTGTCGAAGGCCCAGCACCTCTTCCTCGCGTGGAAGGTTCTCCCGGCGTGGCAGGTGATGTCCCCCGAGTTCGGTCGCCCGTTCGTTGACTGCGACAACCGCTACCGAGAGGCCGTCGTCGGAAGCCGCGCACCACGCCGCCCGATGATGTCGGAGGTCCAAGACGGCTGGTACGTCTGCGTCAACGGCACTTCCGAGGACCACGCCAACTTCGCCCGCTTCCTGACCGACATCGTTGGCAAGGCTCGCCCTCGCGGCCAGTGGGGGAAGGTCGCCAAGCAGTTCGCTGCCGCCGCCGAGGCCGGAGTCGAAACGGTGCCCCCGAGGAATGGCTGGGACAAGATCGCTGCTAGGTACAGCGAGGCCGCTGAGTTGCACCACAGGGCTAGACCGTGCTACACTGAGTTCGTGACCGAGACCGACCACCAAGGAGAGACAATGGACATGAGCGATCCGGCGGTACAAGAAATGCTGGAACAAGACAAGCAAGAAGCGTTAGCCCGCATCAAGGGCGTGGAAACCACCGAATACACCGTCGTCAACCATATGCAATACGACTACGGCGTCCACAAGGTCGGCTGCCGCGACATCGCACGGGCCGAACGACAGGGACTCGTCAACCAGACCTACAACATCACCGTCACCGACGGCGATGATCTTGTCCGGGCCGTTGACCTTGACCTGTTCGCCTGTGGGATCTCTTCTGACTACGGCATGACCCCCGAAGAATACGCCGATGCCGGAAACAGTTTCGAGGCTCGGGTCTTCCCATGCACCAAGGAGGTCAAGTGATGGCCGATTCCGTCTACCTAGTCATCACCCCCGGCGGTGACGCGTTCCTCGCGGAAACCACCGACGACTCACTAGCCGACCTCCAAACTCTGGTGGATGGCTGGGTCGAATGTGTCGCCCTCCCCGGTCAGGTAGACGCATGGGTCAACGAAGAGGGGCTGTACCGCGACGACCTTGGATACAACCTGCTCGGCACCTACATGGTTCGCGGCTGGACCGGGAACCCCGGCTACAACCTTGTCGGCCCGGTCGTGTTCGCAGCACACGACGACGAAGGCAACACGCTGCCCTGCCCGGCGGGGTTCATCGCCGACTCCGTGCAGAAGGGTGTGGAGTTGACCCCGAGGTTCCAGTCCGACAACGTGCTCCTGCTGGTCCACACGATCGAAGAAATCAAGGCCCGCATGGACGAAGCCAAGGAGGACGCATGAGCGACCTGTTTGTCCCTGATGGAACGACGTACACGGCTCCGACAAGCCGGGCGCTGTACCACGCGACATGGCAGACCCACCTTGGGTCGATCATGGAGAAGGGTCTCCAGCCCGGCTTCGATGGCTGCGTCTACCTTGCCGGACCGAAGCCCGCCCACGCCGCGATGTTCGTCGCCATGAGGGGCGGCGAGTTCGACGGGTACACCGAAGTAGAGGTCGATGGCAAAACGGCGACCATCCCAAACTTCGTCCAGCATGACCACATCTACGTCATCGAAATCCCAGTCGATGAACTAGACCCGACGAAACTGGGCGAGTCTGGCGACCACGACCCGGCGGCGTTTCCCGCCGACACCGAGTCATACACCTACGACGGGGAGATCCCGTACAACTTCGACTGGAACGTCTACCAGTTGGACATGCCAAAATAGGAGAATAGAAACATGGAGGAGATCCGATGACGGTCATCCGAGTGAACGTGTCGAAGTTCGACGCCGACGGTAGATCAACGTCAGACATCGTGCGGAAGATTGACGCCTACCTGCCCGCCAACTACGCCGTCGCCTACAGCGGACCAAACCCGGACGGCTCCGTCACCGTCACTGTCGAAGGCACCGATAGCGCCGGGTGGACCGCCGCCGGTTACGTCGTACCCCGGCTCGCATCCGGCCTCTACACCGCAACGATTGAGGAGGAAATCCGATGACCGAACAACACCGGATGATCTGCTACGACGACGAAGGTTCGTTGGAGTGCGTATGCGAACTCCGCGAGGGGTTGGATCACCGGCAGGCTGAACTGTTGAGCCGGGCCGAAGCCGACCGCCTCGTCAATGACTACTCTTTGACGATGACCGCAGCCGTGCTGAACGCGATCCGGTGAGCGCCCTCAACGGGCAGATGCCCCACACCTACGACCACCAGCCCGGTGACGGCTGGTCCTACTCGGTGCTCATCTCCGAACTCCCCCATCACGGTTTCATGGGAGGCGGCAGCCCTGACGACTATGTGGTCGTCACCGTGTGGCGTCCCCACGACCGGGGCATCGGACACACCTACGTCATGGCGAAGACCGGGACACTCACCGACCGGTACGTCCAAGAGAAGTTCGGGACCGGAGTCAACGACCCGGTGGTGGTGCGTCACATCGCCGACGCGATCCGTTCGGCGTTGGGGCGACCGGGGTTGGATGGCGAAAACTGGCTGTGATCTGGGAGCCTCGTCAGGATTTCTTTGAGATTTCTTGACGGTTTCTAAATACCCCCTCTGACCTGCGGTTTTGTGGGGGTCATTCCTGACCCTTAGGCTCCATGATGTTGCATGGCGCTACACATGGGACTACGATGAGTTCGTGAGTGAGCAGCGGTTCCACGAGGTTCGGGTCCGGTTCCAGTGGGAGCGGGCGCGGCACGGTTTCTACCGGGCGGCGGTCGTCTTCTCTTGGCGGCGGGCGCGGCGGGCCGTTCGGTTCGGTGCCGAAGACGCCGCCGTTTGGTTCGTCGGCTGGCGGCAGGCCCAGCGGGTCCAGAGCGCGGTCGTCACCGGCTGGACGATCGAAGAGTTCGCTGCTTCGACCGCCCGGTGGGGCTGCTCGGTGGTCGTCTGATGAGCGCCGCGACGAACTGGCCCTTCAAGGGTGGGGACCGGGTGCGGCTGCCAAACGGCGTGGCCGCGACGGTGCTCGGTGCCGACGGCAGGATCGTGGAAGGGGCGCTCGCTGCCGGTGACGACGGCGTGACCTACTTCGTGGCCCCCACGGTCGTGACGCTTCCCCCTGTCAAACTCAATGATGAAAAGGAGAGCAAGTGAAGACTCAGGCACAGTTCAAGAAGAAGGCGGTTGCCAACTTCAAGCGGGCCAACCCTGACGCTGCCGATGTGACAGTGGAGTGGGTCTGGTGCTCCAAGAAAGTCAAGGGGTTCGACGGCTCCTTCGGCTGGAACGGCACGTTCGTTGCCAAAGCGGCTGGCTTCAACACGAAGCGGGTCGTCTGTCTGGGCTTTGAGGACGGCAGCCTCTCAGTCCGGTGACCGACCAATCGACAAAGGAAAAAGGAGAGCAGACATGAGCGAGTTTGTACCGACCAAGGCCCAGTGTAAGTACGTCAGCAAGGCTGGCGACGAGGACCGGTTGCTTGGTGCTTCCGGCACCTACGGCTTGTATGAGGGCAGCCTCTACGCGCTGGGCAAGTACGGTTACCTCGCCGGGGCGGTGTGGGGCACCGACAGGGGTTCGTTCTTGGTAGCGATCACCGCCGCCGAGGAAGAGGTGGCCTACTTGGTAGCCGAAGCCAAAGCAGAGTTCGGCTTCTAACGCCTAGCGGTTGGCCCCGGCTTCGGTCGGGGCTTTCTGCTACCCGGTGAGCGTTTCACCACCATCCACGACGAACTGCTGCTTCCCGCACCGTGAACAGCCATCCCAGAACAGACGCTTCGATCCGGGGATCTCTACGACCTCAGACACAAGATCGGTTCGGTGCCAGTCGTGTTCAACGCAGGGTTCCTGCGCCCGCGGTGGTGGCGGGATGGGCCGACCAGACGCCGACAACGGAACGGTGCCCAAACGGTTAGTCGCTCATCGCCAAGTGGTCAACGCTTCCCACCGAAGTATGGGGTCGCGTGACCGAGGCTGACCATCTCATCATTCAGGCACTCACCCTCGTTGTTCAGGATGCGCCCAAGGATGCGGCCATACTTGCCCTTGTCATCAAGGGTGGTCTGGATGATGACGCTGCCTTCCATCCCGCTCACCCAGTCTTCGACGTACCGCTTCGCGGCGAGGCCCGCCTGCTTCTCCACGGCGTCACGGGTCCGAGACTCTGGGGCGTTCACCCCGTGGAACCGAACCCGGCCCTTCATCTGGATGTCGAAACCGAGATCCATAGTTACGTCGATGGTGTCACCATCCACAACACGATCCACTGTTGCTCGGTAATGAAACAGGTTGCTGCTGCTCACGCTTTGACCTCCGGTTAGTCGTTGAGTGTAGACGGGCGGGTCAGACGCGATGGACTTCTCCAACGCGACGCGGGCCTGACTGGACTGGTGGCGCAGGTTACGCCACGACCGGCGCAGGCCGATCAGTCGTTCTCTCTGATAGTCAACCGGTACCACCCGTCATGCCCTGTGCTGTAAACGGAACCCCTGACAACGTAATCACCCGGAGCCAATGTCTGTTCAATGCGGCTGTCCCACGAGTCGGACACGTTGACGATGACCGGGGTGTCGCCGTCATCCCATGCGATGACCGAGTTCGGGAACTCGTCCGGGTCTGTCGCGTTGCTCGGCGGGTTCGCGCAGGTGCTTCCACAGTCACGGCCACCATCGTCGTTGTAGGCGATCTGGGCACCGACCGTGATCTCCGAAGTGTCCCCGGAGTGCGCCCCTTCGTCAGTGTCGGTGTCGTAGTTGAGGAAGATGTACGGATCGGCGAACTGGCTGTTCCCTGCGATGAACTGGGCATACGTCAGGTTCGTGTCGGCGTCGATACGGATGTCGGTCGATGCCGTCAACTGGAACGAGACGTACTCATAATCTGTGCGGCTCTCTGATTCGACGATGCACCAATCGCCCAGTCCGGTCCACCCGCCTTGGCTACATGATGCCGGGATTGTGGAGTTGGCTGTTGTGGTAGTCGCCGCCGTGTATGAGTCGCCCGCGGTGACCATCGTCTCGGAGTCTTCCCAAGCCCGCTGAGTGCTGCAACCGCTTTCCACGTTGTCAACGTAGGTACAGGTCACGGTGTCAGACCCGGCGCGGGCCACCACGGTTGTCGTGTCCACAAGCGTGTTGGTCACCGTCGTCGCCGTTGCGACTGCCTCGTACCAGTAGGTGTCATAAGAGTTGTTCGTCAACGAGGTTGTGACGTTGGTTGTTGTCTCGGTTCCCGTCTGGGTTGTGACGACGACAGTGGACAGGGTTTCCGACAGAGCCTCAACGGTCGTCTGGGATGTCATGGTCGGGACATGGACCGGTGCCACATACACCTCCACTATCCCCTGATCTAACACGAAGTCGGGCAGCACCTCACCCGCCACATCGGCGTCAACGTCTCCTGCTTCGACAGCCACGACGACCGCGGCCCACCCGGTGAACCCCGCCGGGACTGCACCCCAGTCGTCGTAATAGGCCGGGTTGTGCGCCGCGTCATAATCATCCCAAGTGGCGAAGCCGCCGGGGGCGTCCTCGCAGGCTGGTGTGCCCCGACACCCGGAGTATTGGTCCCATGACGGGACGGTCGTGACCGGAACAGTCGTGACCGGGGGTGTGGTCGTGACCGGGGGTGTGGTCGTGACCGGGGGTGTGGTCGTAGCCGGTGGCGTAGTTGTGGCCGGTAGTGGTTCTTCATCTACTCCCGGCTCTGGTTCCGGTTCCGGTTCGGGTGCAGGCTCTGGTTCTGGCTCTGGTTCTGGCTCCGGTTCTGGCTCCGGCTCCGGTTCTGGCTCCGGCTCCGGCTCGGGTTCCGGTTCGGGTTCCGGTTCCGGTTCCGGTTCCGGTTCCGGCTCAGGCTCTGGTTCCGGCTCAGGCTCAGGTTCCGGCTCAGGCTCAGGTTCCGGCTCCGGCTCAGGCTCCGGCTCCGGCTCAGGCTCCGGCTCCGGTTCGGGTTCGGGGATCGGTTCGGGTTCAGGGTCAGGTTCCCAAGCAGCGAGCACCACCCGGTCGTCCGCGTGCTCCTCAACGAACTCTTCGACCCACACCTCCGGGTCGGCGTCCCACCACTCCTCCTCCTCCACAGCAGCGAACGTCTCCGCTACTGCCTCGGCTTGGTCCTCAAACCATTCGTCGTCGTAGGTGACCTCATCCCACTGTTCGTCCTCCCAGTAGTCATCGGCGACGATCAGCGTTTCGGCGAGGCCCGGCGCGTCATCAAACTCCGGCGGGGGTTCCCATTCGCCGCGTTCTTCGATCTCTTCGACATACGACCCACCGAGCACCTCTTCCACCCGGTCCTCGGCGACCGCTTGGAAGTATTCAGCGTCCGACGCGACCCACGCTTCGATCTCTTCTTCCTGCTGGTCAATGTCTCCGGTGTCCTCATCGAAGGTGATCGCCAGCACCACCGGGGCTTGCGGCAGCGGGGGTGTGGTGGGTTCTGGTCGTGCCGGGTCCGTCGGCGGGGTCGCTACCGGGGCTTCCACTTGGTAGGCAGTCAGGTCCACTTCGACTGTGGCTAACTCAACTCCGGCGTCGTCGGCTATGGCGATCGACAGCACCGACGGCTGTTCAACCACGCCCGGCTCGTCTGGGGTTGGCCCTCCGGGCAACGGTTCAACGGGGGGAGCGGCAACGAACTGGACGGCGATTTGTTGGCCGTGCTCTATCTCTATTTCAACCTCAAGGGCGTCTACCGCGATCGCCACAGTCGCTTCTTCGATGTCGGCGACCGCTACGGCTTCCTCGGAGAACTGGATCAGCGACGTTGGTTCGCCCTCCGGTTCCGGTTCTCCCGGTGCTACCGGCTCAGGCTCAGGCTCCGGCCCGGTGGGCACCTCGGCTTCGATCTGGACAGATCGCTCGTCGTCAAGGATCAGAAGCGAAAACTCTTGGGTGGTATCCTCTTCGGGTTCCGGCTCCAGCGGGGCTTCGGTACTTGAGGGGCTACTTGGGCGGCTTGGTTCGACCTCCGCTGGCGCTGGAACGTCAATAACGTCAACGTCGGCGGTGAAGTCATCAACGCCGGGCGGGAGGAACACCAGCACCGGGTCAGCGGTGCTTGGCCCTGAGATCAGGTACCGGTACGTCGCCCCTTCGATTTCGTTGACGAACGTGCCGTCGTAGTAGCCGAGCCGGTCGCCCGATTCGGTTTCGATCTGGATGGACATTTGCTTGTCGCCTGATGCGGCAACGGTGAGCATCGTTCCGGCTTCTTCGTCGTCGGTGGGGCAGAACCCGCATGTGAACGGCCCCGACCGGGAGGTCATTGGCGTCAACTCCATCGTCCCGGTACCGCCACCCCACGCCTCGGATGCTTCGGTCGGGTTGGTTGCTGCAAGGGCGTAGGCCCAGCCCTTCTCGTCTACGTCGATCCACCGTTCCGAGGTCGGCCAGTTGGAGTCGTAGATGTGGATGCGCCACCGGTCCCCGTCGGTGGTGACCTTGTACGGGGTGACGGCGTGCCCTCCGTGCTCCGAGTAGATACCGACCGTGTAGCCGACGGACGGTTCCCCGGCTTCGGCTGCTGCGAAGTCTTCGTACAGGATGCGGGCCAGAGCCAGCGGGGACAGTTCAAGGAACGCTGACGCCTGCTCCTGTACCTCGGTGGCGAACTGGGTGACATACCAGTAGGCGATCTCTGACAGCAGCGCCGGGTCGGCCTTGACCAGAGCGGCGACATCATCGACGTTCTGGAACGACGACAAGGTGACCGGATCATTAGCGAGGCGTAGCGACAGGACGGTGAGTCCTTCACACAGCCCTCCGCGCATCGACCGGTTGGCCTGCTGGATGAGTTGCAGGATGACCGGGTACGGGGTGCATTGGTTGTCCACTACCGACGAGCAGACCTGTCCGTCGCCGTAGAGCCGTCGGGCCATGTTGACGGTCAACTCGGCAGGGGCTTCACCGCCTCCAAAGTTCTCAAATGAGAAGCCATCGCGGTCGGGGGTGTACCGCAGCGACGCCCCCACCCCTGTGGCTTCCGGGGTTGGGTCGGCAATCGTCGTGGCCGTCGGTGCAACCGTTGTCGTGGCTGTAGGAGGACCGCTGGTCGTTGAAGTGCTCTGAGTCGGTTCTGGAGCCGTTGTGGTGACCGTCTGAGGAGCCTCAGCAGGGGTAGCGGCTTTCCCCCCACAGGAGACTGCCAGAAGCGCCGTGAGGACGGCTAGCCATAGACGCCGGGTCAACGACGACGATGGGATTGGTACCAGAACAGGAGACCAACTCCGACGACCAGAACCGCGGCGACGAGGATGACGGTCATGGACCCGCCGGGTGCTCCGCTCATGTCGATTGAGAAGTTCTTGGTGCCGCCCCCCAGTAGGTCGCCTTCCGCTTTCAGGTCGGCGACGGCACCTTCCAGCATGGTGACCTGATGTTGGAGTTGGGCTTGGGAATCTGAGTGGTCACTCAAGAAACCAAATGCGCCACCGAGGGTCGCGGGCAGGCCGACGATGTACGCGATGTTGTCCTTGATCTTGTCGATCAGGCCGGTGGCTTGTTCCACCCGTGTTGAGATCCCCGGTGACGAAATCCCCGGCGGGGGGACGTTCAGGTAAGGGGGTGCAGACGATGTTGCAAAGTGCTCGTCAAGAGTACGCTGGATGCTCCGCAGGGCTTCCGTTGTTTGATCGTCGTCCATCGTGGCTCCATCCGGCCACGACGGGCACTACATCTACTGGTACTTAGTGGTCGTACATTAGTCTTCCGGCAACTCTGCTGGGTCTGCTGAGGTCTTGACTAGCGAACCGCTAGCGTCCCCGATTGGGAGGATGCTCGCAGCATACGACTTGAGAATCGACAGCGCAGCCGGAGCCGCGGAAACCGCGATCATTTTCATCGTGGACAGGTCAAGGTCAGTCATCCCAGACGCCACGATCAGCCCAACCACGCTTTGGACGTAGGTTGAAATGGCCCTCTCGGCGACATCCTTGAGTTGGTCGAAGTCCAGTTTCATCATCATGTCGTCACCGATGGTTTCACAGTCTTCTTAGCAGGGGCTTTCTTAGCGGGAGCCTTCTTGGCTGCGGGCTTCACAACCTCCGGCTCTGCTGCCTCCGGTTCTGCGGCCTTCTCGGCAGCCTTCGCCTTTGGCTTGGCCGCTGTCGGATGCGCCGACTTGTCCAACGCACCCCACGTCACCGGGCCTACATTCCCATCGGCAGCAAGGTGCTTCTCGTTCTGGAAAGCGACAACAGCCCGCTGCGTACCGATGCCGAAGCGCCCGTCAATAAGTGACAGGTGGCCCAACTCCCGCAACGATTCCTGCAACGCACGAACATCATGCGTGTTGGTTGCCGTGGTGACACTCAGCCACGATCGGTCGGTCATGTCTTCTCCTAACTGGTGAACAGGGCGTCGAATGTCTTGACATCAACGACGCCTGTGGCGGTCAACCCTTCCTTCTTCTGGAAGGCCCGAACGCCTGTCTGGGTCTTCCTACCGTAGATCCCGTCGGCAGCGCCAACACGGATACCCCTATTGCCAAGCAACGTCTGGGCGGTCTTGACTGCTGCACCCCGCGACCCACGCTTCAACGGCGTTGAGATCACCGTCTGGCGTTGCGCGTGGATTGCCGCGGCGATTCCCTTCCAGTCCATCTTGTGCTTCGGCGCGTCGTGGCGTTCGTAGGGTTCGCCGGTCAGGGCCGGAGCCGGGAACCAGTCCGTGGACATGCGCGGCTGATGATGCCACCATTCGCTCGCCACCGTTGGGCGACATCCGAACTCAGTTGCGATCTTGTTGATGTCAGGCTTCGGAAGTTTCCTGTCCAACTGGTGCAGGTCAACCGCGTAGCACCATCCATCGGCACCCTGTTGCATGTGCCAACTTCCCCTCCAGATTCCGAGACCGTCCATGCCCTTCGGCCCAAACCGGCGCGCCGGATTGGCCGCGAGGATCTTGGACCGCCCAGATTTGTACCGGTCATAAAAATACTGCTGGTCAGCCAGTGATCTACATGCCGACGACACAGCCACCCGGCCCTCAATGCGGGAATCAGAGAAGAACGCCTCAAGGCGCTGAACGAACTTCGGGTGCAGCAAATCCAGTTTGACACTGGACTTCGTGGTTGGAATGTTCACGGCTTCGATGCTAGCCGAGCACCGCTTGAACAGCAGCCCACTTGACCCCGGTTGCCTCAGTCGAATCAGCGGTCAACACCTGATCGTTGCTACCGACCCCCAAAAGGGACGACGTATCCGCACCTGTGCCCACGTTCAGATCACCCTTGGAATCAGTATCCAACGTCAAACTCACCACCCCGGTGGTGCCCCCCCCGGCCACGCCATTCGACACGGCGATTTCGGTGATGTCCCCGGTCGGTGCTTGGTCGATTCGTTGGTCTATTCGCCCACCCATGCTGCCTCCTAGCCGAAGTAGGTCACGAAGATCGTGCTATCTGATGACCCGGTGCGGATCAGTTTCACCACGTCCATACTGTTGTAGACGGTTAGCACACTGAAAGGTTGGAGGACATGACCAACCGAAGCCGTGGGGGTACCCCACCTGACACGGATCTGGTTTGCCCCGTTCGTTATCAACGCCGTCAACGATCCTGACGGAATCGACGCCAACGCAACAGCGGTGGACGAAACGGTCAACGACTCGTCGCCCTTCAACACCCCATACGCTGACGCAGCGTCGCGTGCCAAACCCACTTAGATCCCCGGTCCCGGATAGCCAGCCGCACCCTCAGCAGCCGTCCTCGCTGCCTCACCCGCTGCCGTGGCCTTGACCACACCTGAGCCTTCCTTGGCGATCTCGGCGTCGTAGGCGGGCTGATAGGCGTCAGTCCCGGCGGTCGTGACAGGCGGTGACTTGGGCCAGACGACGTTGCTGTTCCGTAGCCCGGCGGTGGCGAGCAGGTCGCGCAACTCTTGCCGGTACGTCTGCCAGTCCTCTAGTGAGTCGGAGCCGAGCGGGAAGTCTGCGATCTGTGTGCGGTCGGTGCGGTCGAGGTTGCCGTTGCGCTGGCTGCGGATCTGGCTGAGGTCCAGATCGGCAGCCTCAGCCCGTGCGACCAGTTCTGCTTCTTCTTCCGCTGTCAGGTCGTAGTAGACCCCGTTGACAACCTTCTGTCTAGCCATTTCTATGCTCCTGTTACTCCGTAGAGGGTGAACGTACTGTATTGGACAAAGTTTGTGCCCGTAACTGGCCCCAACGTGATCTGATCCACCGCTGCCGTGCTGGACCACAGGCCAGCGACCATAGAAAGCGCCCACTGGTAGTCGGTCGTCGTAGCACCCTCGGCGGTTCCTTGGATCAGAACCTGCTTGAAGTTCGCCGTGTTTGAATAGTGGGGAATCCACAAGGTGCCCGTGCCGAATGTGCCGGCGGTACTGGACGACGCTGGCAAGTAGGTCTTTTGGATCGAAGCCACACCTGAGTCGCGCTGTGACGCTGGCGTGCCAGTCTTTGCGTACAGTTGGGTGAGCGAATAGTTGGTGCCAGTGTCACCGTTCAGTTGGACGTAAATCTCATCACTGTACGAAGAACCTCGATCCGAGCGGGCCGAAACCTCAAGGTACAAGTGATCGTAGGACGCCGAGATACTGCTCTCACTCCACGTTGTGGCAGACCCCGTGAGTTCGGTGTGGTCTATGACAGTGAAAGCAGCCATCAGGAGGAGTTCAATCCGTAGAGGGTGAACTCAGAACCACGGGCGAAACCCGCTGACCCGTTCGCCGGGTACAGCAACAGGCTGGTCACCGCAGCCGTGGCATCCCACAACCCGCTCCCAAACGTGAGGTACGGGTCCGCAGAGGTGCCGACCTCGCCAGACAAGAACATCAGAGTCGTGTTCTTGCTTGTATTTCGGTAGTCAAGGATGTCAACTATTGCAGAGCCGTACACGGTGCGAGGCTGCATCGTGGCAGTAACCATCTGCCCTGCCGCATAGGCACGGTCCGTAGCCGTTTCAGGTCCAGCAGCCGTAGAAGTATTCGTGCCGTACATCCTGTGTGTGGAGTAGTTGTTGGCCGTGTCGCCGTTGAACCGAATCCCGATTGTTTCATGGTTGTTGGCACGGACAGTTCTCAGGTTCATCCGCAGTTGCAGATGCTCATACGACCCCAGCGACGAGAACGTCACCGACGCAGCATCAGCCTCCAAATACGTTGTGGCGATTGCTTCGATCACAGCCATCAGGCAACCATCCTTGGCAGCACACCAAACAGCGAGAACGTCGAATCGGGCAAGTAGTCGAAGCCGCACGCAATGTCGATCCTGTTGATCGCCGCCTGCGACTGCCAAGTGCTTGCATAGATGCCCACCATCCCCGCACCATCTCGATCACCAGCAAACTGAGAGAATGCCGACTTGTATTTCCCCGAGTTGATATCGAACATGGTCAATACGCTGCACCCCCAAGGCTGAGGGGAAGCAGTACCCGGCGTAGCGTCGATATACATCAGGTTGGTGTATGAAGCGCCTGCTGCTCCAGACGCCGCCGTGTCATTCGCACCGTCGCCGTAAAGCCATTGGTAGGGATAGTTGTTGCCTGTGTCCGAGTTGAATCGGACATACGACGAGTTTGTTCCACCGACAGCCTCACCCGCTGCGTAACTGATGAGAATGAGATCCATGAACTGGGACCAGTCGGTTGAACTCCCATCGTCGGGACTGGTGAACGTAATCGTCGCAGTCGATGTACCGCTCACCGTCGTCGTGGCGATACCGACCCATGCCTCGCCGTCCGTGAGGACACCGTCAAC